TGAACAGAACGATGATCGCTCGGATGAGGGACCTGGCGTAGGCGCCGTTGACCTTGTTGAACAGGTTGCTCAACTTCATGCCTTGGACTCTCCTTCTTCCCTGGGTTGATCCCAGAGACCTGATTGACCGTACGGCGGTGTGGAGTAGACATCTGGCGGGATGGCGATATCTGCTTCCAACATTGCCCGCTCAAGTTGCCGTACCCTCACCGTCGTTCTATTCCGGTCGATCTCGAGTTTGGAGATTCGTTTGTTGGCGGCGTCCAACATGGTCTGATACCGCGTCAGCTCGACTCTCATGTCCGAGAGTACTTGGCTGTATGTGTCCGCCACGATACCTTCCGTCTCCGCATTCGTCTTGTTCCTGGATAGATACCAGGAAACCCATGCTGTCAGGGCGCCGGAGGCCAAGACTGCCACAACAATCGTAGTGAGGTTTACTCCCTCCCAAGGGCTATTGCCAAGCATCATCACCCGTTTCCTGATCGAGTTCCAGCGAACGGAACACCTCCTCGGAACCTCGAATCTCGGAGATGAGATCGCTTGCTTGGTTTACCATGCGTTTCGACATCTTGTTGCCGTAGAGGATCAACGTCAGTGGCAGTGCAGTCCAGGGCCCAATAAACCAGTTGACCATTCCGAACGGTCTCATGGTCTCAGACCAGACTGCCACCTGGTGTGGATTATTCAACAACCAGATGTAGCTAGCGCAGTAGACTGCAGCGAACGTAGCTGCAATGACGAGAGCAATCCTCGGGAGGAAGCTGAACTTCCAAGCCGTTAGTCTCCAGCATGCCCAACTGCAGAAGATGGTTGAAAGCCCAGATCCCAACATCGAAACCCAGATCACGACGAGTTGGAATCCATGCAGTTCCATGGGTCCTACTTGGCCATGGCTGTCATGGCATCGAGGAATGCCTGGAGACCAGCTTGACTCTTCGGGCCGTAGATGCCATCAGCCAGCAACCCGAGGGCCAACTGCATGGCGATGCAGGCCTCAGCCGACTTCGGGCCGTAGTCATCGTCAGCGATGAGGGTTCGTCCCATGCGGTCTCGCCAACCCCAGAAGTTGCACTTGAGCTGGAAGTCCTTGACGTGACCAGGCGGCGAAGTGACAGCGTTGACCTTCATGGTCGGATTCGGGGCCCACACCTTGAGGGGTGCAGGTGCCGGTGCGCCGGGCAGAGCGAACGGCTTGAGCGGGTCCATCGTCGCCATGACGTACCGAGACCGACTGTTGGGGATCTCGACGGGCTGAGCATGCCAGGGCTCATTGTTGACCTGGCTGAACTCCTTGAGCCCGTACTTGGCAGCGTTGGCCCGCAGGAACCCCAGGCCGCCGATCCAGTCGATGGCGAGAGCTTTCTGGAGTCGGGTCGTCGCTTCGTGGTACGACTTGCCCGGGAACGCCATGTGTGCGGTACTCGGGTTGATCATGTACCGCTTGCCGCCGTAGAGACAGCAGTACTTCTCAGTCGGGCCCACCTCGTGGTGACGAGCCATAGCGCCCTGGAGCTGCGTCGTGGAGCTTCGGAAGATCTCACCAATGCCAAGTGGATCGCCGGCCGTGGCACTGTCATCCATGATGGCCAGAGCACGTCGTTGGTACTCAGGGTCCAGGTTGACCCAGTGACTCCACTGGAACAGTTCGTCTCGGGTTCGGACTCGGCCATTGTAGCCAGTCACGAAGGCGGTTGCTGTCATGTGCTTCTCCTTCTATTAGATAACGGGGTTATCCCATGAAATTGTTACTCGGCCGTGGCCACTCGCGTTGACCACATTGATTGTGTTGTAGGCATCCGTGTAATCCAAGTCAAATCCCGTTGAATCCATGAACCCACACCCGCCACCGCCTTCGCCGGCATAGGAGCCGCCGCCCTTGAGTCGTGGTGTACCACCGCCGCCACCCCCGTAGTAACCACCGCCGCCACCTCCAGCACCGAAGTCGAAGGCCCCTACGGATGAACTTGCTCGCCCTCCTTGCCCAAGACTTCCAGCTGCGGCATCTCCCGAACCATTGGAGGTGACGCCCACCGCCCCTCCAGCAGTCTGAGTTGCGCCTCGCCCACCCCATTCCGTGAGTGTGGGTACTCCATCAGGCCCGTTCCCGTTGGCACCCTGGTAGAAGCCAGCGGAGCCACCGCCAATGCCTTCAGCAGCTGAGTTACGAGAAACACCAGTACGGTTAGCCCCCCCGCCTCCTCCGGCGACAAGCAGGGCAGTACTCATATCTCCACCGGTGGGCCAGACATGAGAAGATCCACCGCCAGAGAACCCACCCTGGCCTGATGCAGTGTTAGTCTGGCCTCCGTTGGGGTAGCTGGTAAAGTCCGCTTGGCCCGCTTGTCCAACAATGACATCAAAGATTTGACCGCCTAGTACGGGAAGTGTAGCAGTAACCTTCCCCCCATAGCAAGCATTATCCGTCACGTCAGGGATGGTAATCGCCCAGTCAACAGGAGCTCCCGTAGCCCCAATGGCCTCAATTCGAACCCAGAAGACATCGTCGGGGACCTCGAAGGTCTGGACACCTCCAGTATACTCATAGACTCTTGAGTTGTCAAACTCGATAGCCCGTCGTGTCATCCCCTTCGCCAAGACCCAGAAAGAACTCTGGAGAACTGGCAGATCCATGCCCGCACTAGCAGTGTCGGAGTAGGCTCGAATACTCAGAGAGTACTGTCCTGCCGGCAATTCCTTCTGACCGAAGGTGAAGTTGTAGTCGATCTGTTCGCCATCAGTGACGGGGAAAGTGAAGAGGGGCCAGAAGTCTTCTTCGGTCTCGTAGTTGAATGCTTGGACTGTGACGTTGCAAGTTCCCACACCAACACCCTGCAGCTTGAGGGTGACGATGTACTCAGCGTTCTCTTGAGCCTCGAGCGGGATCTGATGGACGATCGTGCTGAAGTTACGGATGACCTTGATGGAGTCCGTATTCTGACTCGTGAACAGTTCCCAGCTAAGCCCACCATCTGCTCGAGATGTCTGGATGTTCGGGTCCGGCAGGGTCACCGGCAAGAACGCAAGCTCAATCTGGTTTCGCTGAGGCTCATACGGGTACCGAACGAATCGGACTACTCTCGTTGTTACAGCGATGTCGAGCGGAGTATCAACTACAACCACTCGATCTCCCAGGCCAAAGTCTGACTCAGCATACCCGGTGATAGCAGAAAGGTCTGCCACCTTAGCCGAGTACGAGACAGTCGCCTGACTCAGGTCAGCCAAACGAGCAACTGCCGCTCGGTACAAAGAACGATCATCAACAAAGGAGTCGTCCTTGTAAACCTCATCTTTCCGATACAGAGCAGTTGCCTCGGGCAAAGTCAAGCCCTGAGCGGTGTAGAACGAGTAGTCCTCCACATACTCTTCCCCAGTAGGGTTGATGGCAGCGATGTCGAGGTCGTTACGGCCATAGGCATACAGCCGAGTAACCTGGGGAGGAATCGCTGTCCGGGTGATCTCAGTCATGTTTCGGCTGTACCGGAATGAAAGCCCGTAGTCACCCCCAACCGTCTCGAGCAGATCAACCCGCTCACTATCGGTGTGGAAGTCGAGCTCACAGGAGCAGATCTTCGCCCATTGAAACAGCAGATCCAAGTAACTGGCATCGGTTGTGTCCATGCTGTAGGTTTCGATATCATCGGTAACCAGTCCGGGGACCCAGGCGAGGTCATCGAGGTTGGCTGCTGCCAGGATAGCAATCAACCCAGCTTCAGGGGTTACAGTAGTCAGCTTGAACTGACCGATGTACTTCCTCTCACCAAGCCGGTACCACATCGCGTTCGCCTTGACCGAGAGATACGTGTCCGTGAAGTTGCGTTCCTTGATGATCTCCTTGATGTAGTAGAACTCACCCTCGAATTCCAGCTTCAGATCCTCCGCAAGCGAGGCAGCTTTCGGGTCTCCGTAGGGCAGCTTGAACGCCATCGTATGCGTCTGCAAGAACTGCCTGTCGATAACGAAGTCAAGCAATGACATCGGACTTCACTCCTGAGATGTCGTAGATCCAGATATAGTGCCGAGAGGGCACCGCTGGCAAGGCTTTCGAGATCATGGATGCCGATGCAACGCTGGCTTGGACGACTGCCCCCGGATCCATGTCCGGTGCTGGACTGATGCTAGTCCAGAAGAGGGAAGTGAACCTAGCGCTGCTCATGGGTTATGCCTCGTAGACTGCCCAGGGGAACGCTCGACCCGTCCCTGCGGTCTGCTTCAGGGTGGCCTTGAAGTGATGGGGTGACATGATGGGCACCGACATGATGAGCGGTGAGGCGAGTGCAGCCGGTCCGTACGTGCCTCGGTGAAGCAGGCGTTCAGTATCGGTACTGTCAGCCTTCCCATAGATCCGTACCTCGACTACATCACCTGCTACCAGGTTGGCCATGTCCACTGCAAGAACGAAGACGCCAGCAGTTGCGATGGTTGCGAGAGTGTGCTCTGTCGAGATGGTAGCGGTTTGTGATCCGCTGCTGTTTACAACAGTCATGAGGTGCTCCTAAACGCTGAGGCCGTAGAGGCCGACATAGACAATACGGTCTGTTGCGTCAGTTGTTGAACTTCGGACGCGGGCTGAAACTCGAGAGCCAGCTGGGATTGAGGTGGGCAACCAGAGCTGAGGCATCTTGCCGTAGTTGAGAGTACTACTCCCAAACACTAGTGGACCCAAGATCAGAGTCTCAGAAGCAGCAGCCCCCACTGCAAGTTGAATCTGCCAAGCTCCAGTATTCACCAGGGTCGGAACTGTGTTACCACCGCTGTCGATTGCCACTCGGACCGCACAGACATCTCGAGCCGTGCTGGCCACTAACTGAGTCCAAGCACCAAAGGTGTTAGCAGCCGCACCGGCGTTTACGGCCGTGAAGACACTAGAGCCAGATACCCAACCCCACGTCTCAATAGCCCCGCCAGGCGGAACCCCCCACATGCCGCCTCGAACCGCGTGCACCTGAACTCGGAAGTTCTGGTTAGCGTTGTTGGACTGAGAACGAGCTGCAATCCGAGTACCAGCCGGAATGTTGATCGGGATGTAGTTCCAGTCAGATTCTTCAGCATGACCCCGTGCATTGAGGTCCGGGAAGATAATCTGCTCGGAAGCAGCAGCACCAACCGCAAGGTCAACTGAACCGCCCACTTGTGCAGAAGGGTTCGCAATGTTGATTAGGAGCCCATCGACGTCGTAAGCAGTTGACGCTACAAGTGTTGTGTAGGCTCCCTTTACGTTGGGAGTTGCACCGTTTGAGACGGTCGTGGTTGTCCCGCTGTCATTGATGTGTTCGACAAAGCCGGGGCCCTGTCCAATGGGGATGTCAGGCATTACACCCACCTTACGAGTTCAAGGCTGAGAGAGCCCAGCGGGATGAAGAGGGCGTTGCCGGCAGTAATAACCAACGGCGTGTCGAGAGGAACTACCCACCAAGGATTCCCTGCGGTAAGGTTATCCCAAAGAGTGAGGTGAGTCCAATCCTCAGTAGCCGCAGCACCTCCACCAAGTCCAATCCGAAGAGCATTCAGGGCCACACCGTCAACCGCAGTGGCCATGACTACCGTCAGCCGTCGTGTTTCGACTGCGGGGTGAAGAGTGGCTGCGGGACCAGGGTTGTCAAGGTGACCCTTGGCATAGAAGGTGGTGGGCATGGGTGTCCCGTTGAGAGCCGCCGTTGCGCCGTATGTTGTGAGGAAGCCCGCCATGTTACTTGTAGCTCGCGTTCAGCCACATGTCAGCAGCGGCGATCGTCTTGGTGGCAAGCGTAGTGGAGAAGCAAGCAGTGATGCCCGTCGAGAACCGCCGACCAAACGATCCGTTGAACTCCAGATGAATGCTGGAAGTCGGAGGCACCGCATAGACCCAGGCCGGGACCGTGCCATCAGCGCCCAGGGATGTCAGGTTGGCAATCTGGAGATATCGAACAGCGGCGTTGTTGTTGTAGCAAGTCAGCCCGTACAACGTACCAGCTGATGCCTTGATCACAAGGGAAGCAGCCAAGGCAGTAGTAGCAGCCTCACTGAGCGCAACAGCAGCGGCAGGGGTGGCAGTCAATGGGGGCGTGGGTACCATGTACACTTCACCAGCTGGCCCCAGAGCCATCAAACCATAGTCACCACTGACTGATGTCAAGGTTGTGAGGCTGTCGTTACGAGCCCCCAACGAAGGAATGCCGTAATCACCGGAGGCAGTGGCGGCATCTTCAGCCTTGTGAAGGTCACGCAGACCCTTCAGAATGGCGATCAGTGACCCGTTGGCTCCGACGGTTGCTGCTGCGTCAGTAGTCGTGCCAATGCCGGCAATGCCCCCGTCCTTGGCCCGAACGTAGTTGAACCAGTCGCTGGTGCCGTCGCCCAGGTTGCCGTAGTTACCACTGGTGGCTTTGCCAGTGGAGTCACTGTTGAGAGTTGTGGATTGCTGGGTGCCCATGGCTCCTCACTTCCGGTAGCGCTTGCGATAGATGAAGTTGACGTCGAACGCGGTAGCTGTGCCACCGAGTGCAGTGATAGTGAAGTTGTTGACATCTGGTAGAAGAACCGGGAACTCACCAGTTACTCCAGACATCAACATGTCAACTGGGTCATATGCGCCGGTAACGTTGACGTCATTACTGGTTCCCGCCAGCACTGCCATACCCAACCCGTTGATGTTGACGGTGTCGCCTGTTGCAATAGTCGACGCGTAGTACAGTGTGGTATCTCCAACGGCAAGACTGAACCCAAAGGCGGAGGTTCCGTTAGTCGGGGTTACCTCAATTACCGGAAAGGTTGCGGTGGTCAGACCGAAGTCGTAACTCTCTTCCACACCAGAGACCATCGAGTTCAGGTAGGTGGTTACGGCAAGGTCGTAGGAGTATGGCTCAGCCTCGAACAGTAGCTCGAAGATTCCCGTCTCTCGCCATTCATCCACGTCGGGTGCTTCTGCCAAGACCGCGTTGTAGAACACATCGGGCTGATCGCCCATGATCAACCTGCACTCACGATTGACGTCGACCCAATCTGCAACTGCCGTGACGGCATCCCTACGGCCTGTAGGGAATACGGCACTCGTATCAAGCACGAAACACTCGATGCTAATGCTTCTCCGACCTCGCTCTTCAGGGAAGTAGTAGGAGCCCGCTCGACCAGGCATGTCAACGAAGCTACCTCGATGAGCTCCTACCAACTTCCTCGTAACCTTGCCGCAGACGAGCTCTGGGATGGTAGTCGAGCTGACCCCATTCCATGTGACCTCGTATCCGCTCATCGGTTCACCGCCTTCCGACCGCGTGCGGCCATCTGATCGTTCTTCAGTGAATCGAGCTGGCGAGCCAGCTGCACAATGTCCTCATCGCTTCTGATGGATGCTTGGCCAATCAACGGCGCGTTCTGGTTGTAGATTTGACCCCCACCGTTCGATGCCACAGCAGCAGCAGCGGGAGAAGACAGCCCCAATGCACCCGAGTTGAGTGCTGGAATCCCGGAGCTTAGCCCCTGCATCATCCGGACCTGCTTCCGAAGATCTCGAGTACCAGCAGCAGTTGCATCCTGGATCGAGAACATAGCCTCCTCGATGAACGAGGGTGAGTTGATCCCCAGGCCCGACTTGAATCCGTCCCAGAGACCACCTGCGAAGTCCTTAGCCGCGTTGAACGCAGCACTGACCAAGCCGCCGAAGGCCTCAATCACATCCCAGAGGATATCCCAGACCTTACCCGGCAATCCAGTGATGATGTCAATGATTCCACCCAGGATACTGTTACCGATATCCCAAGCCGCCTGGAAGAACTTTGGCACGAAGTCAACGATGGTCTGGAATGCTGCCTGGATGAAACCCCAGATCATGCCGGGCAAGCCAACCAGGAAGTCCCAGATCGTAGTCACCACGGCCAAGAATGTATCCCACACCAGCTGGATAAGCTGGAGGCCGAAGTTGATGAAGTGGGTCATGATGGTGACCAAGATGTCGAAGATCCTACCGGGCAAGCTGACCAGGAAGTTGAACACTCCAGTCACGATCTTGAGGAAGAGATCCAAGATGAAGGCCAGCAGCTTCCCGCCCCACTCGATCACGAAACTCAAGATCTTCCCAAAGATGTCGATGATGATGCCCGGCAACCTCAGCAGGAAACGACCGATCGACTTGACAACGTTCCACCAGATCTTGAGGTAGAGCTTGGCAAACCGAACCGTGAGCCCGATGACAAAGCCGATGGCGAAGCCGATGTAGTAAGGGAGTCGCTTGGCGAAGTCGATAACGGCTGAGATAGCCGCACTCAGTGCCTTACCAATCAGCCCCGGCAGGTTGACAAAGAATGAGATGACGGAGTTGAACACGTCAACAGCAAAGCCTGCGATGGCTTGAGCCATGTTCGCCACAAACCCTGCAATCTTCCCCGGCAGTTCCCGGAAGAAGTTGATGATGCCCCCGATGACCCCAGATACCTTCTCGTAGACGGCATCCCAGATCTCATCGGTCTTCCTCTTGACCCAGTCCCATGCCTGAGTGAAGTACTCGGGAATCTTCTTGACGAACCCGAGGATCGCATCCCAGATCTTCTGGATTGTTTGCCAGAGCTTGTCGATGAACTCCCTGAACTTCTTGTTCTTCGTGTAGAGCATGTACAGGGCCACACCGAGGGCGATGAGCGCCAGGACAATGAGAACAATGGGGTTCGCAGCGAAGGCAAGGCTCATGGCTCGAGCGCCACTAGTGACAGCAGTCATGATCCCCTTGATAACCTTGAAAGCTTTGCCGAGTTCACCGAAGATTCGGATCGCACGAACGATGTTGCCGATGGTCAGCAGGAAGGCGCCGGCAAGCACTGAGACAACTCCGACGACTGCAATAGCCGAGAGGATGAAAGTCTGCAGACCCTTCGGCAGCCTACCAAACCAGAGGATGACTTCTCGAGCAATCTCGACGATGTTCTTGAGGAAGTCTTGGAATGGCGAGCCCGCCTCGATGAACGTGGCCTCAAGCGCGGCCTTGAAGCGCTGGATAGCGCCGGCCAGGTTGTCCATGCGCTTGGCAGCAACATCACCTGCGTTGGTCTGGCTGATCTGTGCGTTGATGTCCGCAAAGCCCTCGGCGCCCTGTTCCATCAGGATCAAGGCCGAGTTCACTGCTCGAGCACCGAAGATCGCGTTGAGTGCAGCAACCTTCTGCTGTGAGGTGAAGCCTTCCATGGAGTTGCCGAGGATCTCGAATACCTCAGGAACGGACTTCAGATTGCCAGCCGCATCGAACAACTTGTTCGTGCCGTCCTCGGCTACAATGCCCAACTCCTTGAGTTGGTCGGTCACACCAGCGGTAGGTGCAGCCAGGTTCAAGAACACACGGCGCAGCGCAGTACCAGCAGTGGACCCCTTGATGCCTCGGTTACCGAGGATGGCCAATGAGGCGTTCACATCTTCGACCGAGACCCCCAGGGCGGCAGCAGGAGCAGCTGCGTACTTGAGCGACGTAGCCATATCCGAGATGTCGATCGTCGATGCGTTGGCAGCACCAGCGATGGAGTCGATGATCCGTGTGGATTCCTCAGCTGAGAGGTTGAACGATCGCAGTACATTCACCAGCACTTCAGCCGACTGGGTGAATGGAATGTCACCCGCAGCAGCCAGGTTGACTGCAGCTTCGCCAACTCCGTTGATGATCTCATCAGCGCTCAGACCGGCCTTAGCCAAGTCGACGAAGCCTGCAGCCACCTGTCGAGGCCCGAATGGCCCCTTCTTGCCAAGCTCGATGGCGGCTTCACCGAGCTTCTTCATGTCTTCTTCGGACGCGTTGGTAACGGCCTGAACGAAGCTCATTTCCTTCTCGAACTGAGCCCCCACACCGATGACGTACCCGAAGGCACCGAGTGCAGCGACACCGAAGCCGATCATGGAAGTACCGGCACCCCGCAGGGCGATGTCAGCATTCTTGAGATCGTTGGTGTCGATCTCAATCTTGCCTTGTGCTGTACCTAGGTTGTAGACTGCCACGTTTCACCTCCTACTTCTTCGTAGGGTTCCTGAGCGAACGGAATCGCACTTGATCTGGAGCATCCAGGAGTTGCAACAGTCGACGGTGTCGCTTGTTTGCAACTTCCTTGTCATTCTTGCCTTCTATTGACTCCAGCTCAGACGTCACGTAAGAGCCCCAAGTACCCACCGCCTCATCTAGGCAGTAAGCGTGGTAGTCATTCTCGATGTTGAAGAGTTCGCTAGGCCGGCAGTTCCACGTCTTCGCCTGTTGGTACAGCTTCCATGTGTTCGCTGAGCTCTTCACGAAACTTGGCGAGGTCGCTCGTACCTCCGACGGCGTACTGGAAGATGAACATCTTGTCGTTGAAGTCGACCTCGTCGACGTACAGGGTGTCCTCGTCCCGAACAACCCCTTCAGCGGGCTCGGGTGCGACCTTCGGCTCGATCACGCAGTACACCGTGACGGCATCCATGAGATCCATCATCTCGTTCAGCAGTTCGGGGTTCTTGTTCGTGTCGAGTTCCATGTTCTTGGGGGCTCGACCCTTGCTCATCGCTTCCTGCACAATGGGCATGAGGGAGTTCGGGATCAGCCCCTGCTTGATGAACACCTGCATGCCAGGCGTCCGTACCAAGCAGGTGTTGCCGCTGGGTACAACGAGAGGGGTGCCCTTCGAGGTCTTCTTCTTCCACTGTTTCGCGGAAGTGACCTCGGGGGCACCCGTGTTGGTAGTTTCTTGTGTCATCTTCTGACCTCCTGGGGTTCCGAGATGGGTTGGGTTGTTGGGATCAGCCGGCTGCGCCGGCGCGGATGGTCGTGACTGCCGAGTCGCCGCCCGTGAGGGAGGTGTTGTCGACGGTCATCTGACCGACGTTCGTCTCGGCCAGTGTACCGATGAACTCGACGTACCAGGCCCCTGCTTCGCCGGTGACCAGAACATCCCCTGGTGCGATGTTCGAGAGGGCTTCGAGAGCCGTCTGCAGCGCAGTCGTGGTGATGTTGTAGGCCAGGGCACCAGTGGTCTGTCCCGAGTAGGTCAGGGTGAACGTACCACCCGTTGCGTTGCTCACGACGAGCTGGAGCTCGTTCACGCCGGCCGTGATGGTCGACGAGGTCTCGTTCCAGGTGATCGTGTAGAGCTGGTCGCTCGCGTTGCCGAGTGCCTCACCGCTGCAGCTTGTGATGAAGAACGCGCCATCGGCGAACTCTCCTTCGAGCGTGTCGGTGACCTTGCACTTGTAGATGAGGACGTGGGTGTCGCCATCGACATCGTTGATCGACTGTCCCTCGATCTGGAAGTAGGGACGAGATTCCGTCACCAGCTTCGTGAGGGACTTGGTCTGGTTGGGGGTCGCTCCGAGGTCGGACAGAGTGCCGCCGGTCAAGACCTGCCAGGCTTCGAGCGAAATGCCGCCAGCCTCCAGGTCGAAGTTGACCTTCGGCCCCTTTCCGTGGATTGCCACGTCTCGGTCGTCGCCTCGCAGTGTCTCGAACTCTTCGGCTTCACTGAAGCTGAGAGTCTGAGCGGCGGGGAGATCGACCGGCGTGCCGAGGGACCCATCCGAGTTGATCGGTGTGAGCTTGACGTCCCGAAGGCCGTAAGGCAACACCGGACTGGTGAGTGTCATTCTTGGTTGTTCTCCTTCGATGGGTGGGGCTTGTGTGGAGCCTTGAACTTGAGAGTCTCGAGCAACTCCCCAGTCTTCAGGTCGAAACGGTGGAGAATCACGATGCCCGAAGTCTTCCCACACCAGCGACTGTCGCAGGCGACTTCGAGAACCCCGAATCCGTCTTCGACAACGCGAGCGTGTAGTTTATTCTGGCATCGAATGTCCATCGTCCCTGCGCTTCCCTAATCCTTCGGACGCTTGGCCCTTGGTGATTTGGCCGTCATCACTTCCGCATCGCTCAGGGAATCATCGGGCGACTCCTGAGGATCATCTGCGCCCGATTCGTCGATCACTTGATCATCGGAGAAGGACCCAGTCTCCTCCGT